TGGCCAATCTAATGATCCACCAACAGCTTCTTCTAATTTTAACATCCATTCTGTTCGTAACTGATCGCTGGACCAGGGACCATCGTTCAATGCACGTATGTCAAATGTACGTGTTAAAGTTGGACTATCTGTCCAAGATATACCCATTTTTACGGAACGATATTCCAAGATACAACATTCTCCATCTTCTAAATGTTTGCCTTTGAGAATAACACCATTAAATCGTTCTTGTAATATGTTCATAACTATACCTGTTTATTCGCTTGATTTTCAAGCTCTTTCTTTGACATGTGCTTGGCAAAGCCGATCTCTTTACCATTTTCATCTACTTCATAAACAACGAATTCGCCTTTTCTAGCGATATCCGCGTTCCCTGGTACACCCATGTGTCCAACGATCTTAAAGCGTCCTACTATTGTTCCGATGTGCATGCTCTATGCTCCCTGATTTTGTCTGCTGCGATTTTTCTAGCATGTTCGCTGTTTTTCGCCAAAACATAAATGCCATACTCCGAAGATTTATAATTTTCTACTTTATTTAAACATTCTGATTTTGATATAAAGTTTTGACCAATAATATTATTAACAACACCTTCAGAATCAGCCCTACAGTAATAAATATATCCAAATTTTTCACTTGGTATATTTAAAATATATTCTTCTATTTGTGGTGGCTCATAATCATCATTCGTTTTTTTAATAAATTGTTCAGCTAGTTCTTTGTCATCGAACACGCCAACAATACCATAATCACTATAACTGCCACGCGTAACAATATAAATGTTTTTCATGCTTTTAATAAATTTTCTGTTACACAAGTTTGTGTTTTCCATAACCCTAAAGCGATCTCTACCTCTTTTTTCAACTGTTGCATTACGTACTGGTGATCCTCGTTATCACCAACAATTGCCACCATTTCCACTCGTTCGGTTTCGTAGTTACCAAGATTCTTAACACGTTGATATCTTACTTCTATAATACGCATTTCAATCTCTCAAATAATTGCTCTTTGATTTTATGAACATAAGTTGTTGATACACCTGTTTCTTCTGCTATATCATTTAATACATACCCTCCCTCTATTATACGGTTAATGATAATACGTTCCATTGGATTACGGATTATTTTCTCAATGAAATCACGAAAGTCCACGGCCCCTGGTCCATGGTCCTTGTGACCTATTTCATGTGACAGAGTTTGAGATGTCGCTGGATTAGCTTTGCGACCTTTGGTACGTATAACCGATTGGTTATAGTAACTTTTACAATAAGCTTTGAGCTTGTTATAGATAGCGGAATTAACATAATTAGTGAATTCCGCTTGCGAGCGTATTGTTCCTTCGTGAACAATACGTGTTAATTCTAATAGAGCGATACCTATCGCATCATGACGATTGATATACGAACCAGGAAAGCGTTTAGCTATTTTTAACGCAAGTGGAATATAGCTGTGTATTATTTGTTCCTTGGTAGCTTTTTGAAATTCTTCAGAACTTATGGAATCATATCTCCGATAGATCCCCGCCACATAATCTTCCTTACTTATGGAGTGAAAATAGGGACCTGGGGAACATCCCCAGGCCCCTGGCTCGGACAATCTCAAGTCATGATTGCACAACGCTATGGGCTGGTTCGCACATCATAGTACCCTTCTCGCTAAAGATAACAACTCCTGAACTATCATCTCGCCCTGTGGCGTGATAACATTATCATTATCGATCAGATCAGCTAACTGTAGCTTAGCTATCTCATGTCTGTTAAAGTTAGCAATCGGCATACCGTCATGTATGCCCAGTAAAGTGATAACCATTTTAATTAACATAACAAAATTTTCCTATCGGTGAGTACACTCACCAAAACATTATACGCTTTAATTTCGGACAAATCAACCACAAAATGAAACTATTTTAATTTGTTATGTTAACTGTTTCACTTAACAATTCTTCTGAAAGCTCGACCCAGCGATCAGCGGCACTTTTTAATTCCTTATGTATGCCGCAACTCATAACGATGACTTTTACACCTTTCTCTTTGATGGAGTTAACAAGTGGTATGCATTCCTTGTTCGACATGCCTAGTATAAGCGTATCGATTTTACCATTGGTAACTAGATTTATAATGTCAACACAAAGTCCGAAAGACCAACTGTACCATTGACCTACCTCCATGTCTTTGTATCTAGGTTCAAAGCCAATATGGTGTAGGTAAGCTATGAACTTCGTGGCATTCTTATTGATCTGTGTGCCATAGGCCGCTGCACGAACAATTTCTCCGAAGTCTTTACATTTGGTGTAATATTTTTCGTAATCTAATTTTCTACCAGACCATTTTTTGTTGATACGAAAGAATTGATCCCCAATATCAACGAACACCCCAACGCGATTCATATTTAGTCCTTAAATAGAACATATATTTAATCCTCCTAAATAGGAGTGGGCCGCATACTATTGCGTTAATTCTAAATTAACATTCCCTATGCCATAATCGCCTGCTTTTACAACAATTCCATCATTTAATTTACTTATTTTTACAGCTTCATTTTTATCATTTCTTATCGACGCTACCTTAATAATATCGTCATTGATAAAAAATGCTTCATTATTAATAAAAGTAAATGAACCATTTTCAAATGTAATATTGTTCACTTGTCCTTTTGCAGTTCCATTTTGACCATGAAAAATTATATACAAATTAGTATGACAATTGTTAATCTTATACTCACCTATTGACGAAAAGAAAAAGGTTTCAGGTATTTCATATCTACCTCTACCGTTACACTTCTTGCACATAATGATTGTTGGTAACGATTGATAAATACCTGTCTCATTGCAATCATTACAACGCATCATACGTTTGGGTAATTTTATACCTAAAGATATTAATAACCATCTTTGTTCTTCAATAGTTAAGCTAAAGCCATGTGTATGTTTTTCAATAATTTCGTTTAAATCAATCCTTACAATGTTTTGCATACTAGTACATCACTTTCAAAGCCAGCTGCGTTCTTATGTCCACCACCACCGAAAGATTTAGCGATCTCGCTAACATCCACATCAGTCCTTGAACGCAGGCTATACTGATATTTGTTATCTGAACGATAGAACCACGCCAGACCATAGCCGCTAGGATGCATTTTCGCTAGCTTACCAGCTATCTCGCTGAAGTTAACAGTGCTATTAACACAGAGGCATCTGTAACCATTACCAAAGGACATTTCCACGGCATGTTCAACAGCGTTATCAACCTGTTGATCTATTTTCATGCCGATCGCTTGGCCCATGTTTCTATAATCATGTAGCCCTTCTACAAATGTACCATTCAATATGTCCCATTGCTTAAAATCATGTTTGACAATATTAACATAGTTCGATATTTCTTTACTATGTGGTAGGAACCATTTCCATAGATCACGGTCTTGTACATATTGCACAAGTAAAGGTGCTTCAGTACCATGATGGAAGAACTCCCATGTAAGCATGGCACCGCTTTTATCCATGTTGAAAATGCATTTTACATTTTCAGGTAGGTTGACTAGTTCCGCTTTAGCAGTCTTATGATGATCTATGACCAGTATCTCTTTCACTTTGGATGCTAGTTCAATCATCACTGGACGCTTGAAACTGAAATCCAGAATAAAGACCACGTCCTCTTTGTTAAAGTTATCAAGCTCAAGCTTTTGAGCGTAATTGAAAGGTATGTATTCTGCCTCAGGCAGCTTCTTACTAGCGATGTACGCCGCACAGAATCCATCGGAACAATTGCCATGATATATTACTTTTATAGCCATTTTATTTCCACACATTTAAGAACGTGTACCAATTCGCTGGTCTAAATAATTTCTGATACTCGAATTCACTTGCTGCTGTTACGATCCATATACCTATACCTTTGGCCGCTAGATGAGGAAAAACATCCAATTGAGCAGCCGTAAAGCGATAGGCTAAAGGGTTCTTTACTTCTATCCATCTGGCACCATGTCTAGAGTGAGCACAATATAAGTCAGGTAACCCCATGCAGAATTCATTACCATGTGTTTCGATAACAAACCAATCCTTTATTTTTAACATATCAACGAAATCGTTTTGTATAATACGTTCCGGCCCCGTGACCCCTGCTTTAGGACCGCGTTTCCTGGCTGTTGGTCCGGGGATACCTAGTTCATCGAACAAAGTCATAAGTGCATGTAGCTTTCTTTATCCAGAATTATTTCCTCAACAATTTCCTCAACCTCTTTCTTTGATATATCTCTCCACGTGAAAGCCTTATCAATCGTTACACTATTATGTTGCGTCCTGAATATCACGCCCCATGGTTTGCTTCTCGCCTCCGCCCCACTTCTCAATTCGATCTCCACCACTGCTTTCCATAGCAGTATTTTGTTCCTTAGGTCTATTGCTTTCTTTCGCATTGCTAGTCCTTGCTAGAATTAACAATTTGATGGCCTGTCGCATTTCGTTATGCCAATCATCTGTCCCTATGACATATTCCTTACTACTATGAATATGTTCCATCGCTCTTGTTATCCAGTACGAAGTATTACCCACATCGAGCAATATCTTTTCCGCTCGTGTTGGATTGTTCGGACTGAAAATGCTTTCCAGTGCAATTTTCTTTAATTCTCTTTGCTGCATTTTGTATTTCCTCTACCAAAGTCATTTTGTTAAGAATATGATAATTACTTATTTTCATATGCTTACCGATTTCACGCAATTTACGTATACTTAACAAATCAAATGGTGTTCCTTTTGTTAATTTGTTATCAATGAAATCTTTAATTGAATCGCGATCTAGTTCAGCTATAACTGTTAATAGATCTACACGCTCACTTTCCGTCGCTAGATTGAAAGCGATCTCAAAATCATCACTATGGATGATATTATTACAGTTACGAATATGTAAGAACTGTGCGTGAAATAACTCACGTATTATTATCAACTCTTTCATTTTCACGTAGCTCTCTTGTTAGATAATCGCACGCTGCTATATAGAGCAAGGCTTCATGCTCTTGAAGCGTACGATCAGTACGCTTTAGCTCCATGATCAAAGCAATAAGACTATCTGTATCAAACATCATTTATCGGCCCAACTTCCCATATTATTGTGCCAATCAATACTTATGAGCGGTACTTTAGGTCTGAACATATCCAAGGTATTTTTAACAACATCATTTAATAAATCTATTTTTTCCGGTACGCAAGGGCACATCACTTCATCATGCTCATTCATTGGCTGTACCACCCACGGATTAATTCCTACCGGTTGCATATCCCATATGTTACGCTCCAACTGTTTTGTTATATGTGCCCCGGACCCTTGAATTTCGTGATTACCGCCAGCCCTGGTATTCGATCCTTGGATAGCAAAAGCTGCCGCATACAATGCTGATTGAATAGCTCCTAAGACTGTTTGTTCCGTATCACGACGCTTTACTTTAATATTATCGAACATTTTCCATTTTTGCGGAATCTTGTTCGCTAAGAAATACAATGCCTTACAAATCTTATTTTCCAAAGTAAAAAATCTAGGAAAAGCAAAAAGTGTTTCAATCTTGTCTGCTGGTTCGTTCCAATATACTTTGGTACCGCGTCCATTGGGTTGTTGCATGGATTGAAACATTTTAACAACACGCTGACGACCTTCCGCTGTTTTTGGAAACTCTTTCATAAACATTTGGTAACAGGCTTCAGCGTCCTCGTCACTAATACCTAAACGTTTCTTCAAAGTATAGGCTTCACCGAAATAAATAAGAGCAAACAACCCACTTTTTGCTCTGGTATATTTTTCCTTATCTTCTAACATTTGTTCGTAAGTAAGCGGAGGGTAGGCAAATGTACCAAAGACAGCATGAATTTTCTTTTTACTAGTAACAATGTCAGCCATTTTACTATCATGATACACAGCTATGGCAATTGTTATTTCAAAGCTTTCAAAGTCCCCACCACATAAACGCATACCTTTTGGGGCAAGTGTAAAACATTCACGAATTTCTTTTTGACGACCAATACCTTGACTGTTAAAATCACCACCGCTACCGCTCTTACGTCCGCTTAACGCACCAATGATTTCCGCTGCTGCGTGAAAGCGTCCAGCGGTCTTTAATTTGTTAATCATATCAAGACGATATTTAGCTTGTCGAGCTTTCAAACACATGCCCGCTCGTTCAGCGATCTTGCCACCCCACGTATCGCGTAAATTTTCCAGAATAACTTTTTTTGTCGAACCCTCGGCCACTAAATCAAACATCTCTTTCTCATCGGGAGTCATAACCTCTGTTATGAATCTGCGTACATTGTTTGGTGCTTTCGGTGCTGCTTCCGCCTCTTGTTCGATTGTTAATTTAAGATTATCTAATTTATTTATATCGATCGAATAGCCTCGCCACCTGTTCGCTCCAACCATGCACGCTAGTTCGCTATCATTATCACCGATTCCTGCTTTAAGATGATGAAAAAGCTCCTCGGTATATTTCACATCATCCTCTGCATATTGTCTAGCAAGACGATTGTTCAACCAATGTGATATATGCAGATGTATTACCGCTGGCCATGTAACACCGCGTTTCCATCCGCTGCCCTTGCGTACCTTGGCTCGCCAATCCGGTCCGCTTGATATCGCTAACGCGAACGGAGCGTATCCCACTTCGATAGGGTATTGAGGAACATCTATTTCTCCGTACCTTAGTACCTCTTTCGGATCATGACCTAGAGCGTGTACCGCTAATGTTTTTAATGCTCCGCTGGGTTTGAACTTTAATACTATGTCTTTCCACTCTTCACCCTCTTTGCTGTTATAAATAGCCCAGCGTGGGGCATATTTATTTTTTCTATTTGCGAAATAAATATCATCTAATCTTACATTTAATTCCAGATAATAGCGTACATCGTCCGCAACACTACGATGTACTTTTTTAATTTTAATATCTTTGCGTTGCATCGTATCCTGATATTTGCCCTTGCGTGCCCACAACATTAGATCGCACGCTCTATTGGGCTTGATACAGAATCCATCACGCCCCAAAGGTTCCTTGGCCGCTACCAAATCAATAATATCTTCGGGATACTCGTGTGGTGGTAGCAAGCTCCAAATGGTATACAACTTACTTAAATGGAAATGGTCGAAAGCCAAATTGAAACCTATATTATCTTGCTCCATCATCCATTCAATAAGTTTCAGCGTTTCGATAACTTGTTCCGTCCAAACATTGAACAGCTTGATAGGATCATTGTTATATTTATATTGAATAAGGACTGCTAATCCGTGTAGTCCACAGGTCTCAGTATCATAGATCAAGTTTTTCATACAATATTTATTTAGGCTCCTCTCTTTTAATTATTGGGTAACCAGCTTTATCTAACAACCATCCAATGGCAGCGATAACAACCATCACTTGCAATACCAACAATGTCCATCCTTTGTATGGTTGTGGTATTGGGACAATTGTTATTAGATAATATAACAATCCCACAACAGCGAAGAAAATCAAAAGCTCAAACACTACTCGAACTATTCCTTGAATGTTGAACATGATTTATGTACCAATCTAGTTTTATTCGTTCGTAACCATTTTTATCAATCGCGAAATCAAAACATCCTTGACACTCAAGCCATCCATGCCGTTCATTATATTCTGTCCCTCCACAATTAGGACATTTACCACTACCTACTTTCGATGGGTCCACTTGTATTAATACTAACATTCCCCGTAGCTTGGCTAAGAGGGTTGTGTTCCATAATTCTCTTTGTCTTAGTTTTCTTGCCATGTAATTTATTGATAAGTTTGCGACCTAGACGTGTGCCTTTATAACGCTTGATACCAGCACGTAGTATTCTTTCTTTAAGAGTCATCTTCCTCCTCCTCATTTTCATCTAATTCTTCATCAATATCTTCATCATCGCCCACTGAACATTTAACGTTTGCTTCTAAGTATTTCTTAACCATGCTAGTCACCTAAGCTAAATTCTGCAACTCATAAGGAATAGTATACGACACACCTTTCGTATCAGCGATCTCTCTTACATCTTGAAATATCTCGAAATCGCTAATTTCTCCAGCCGCCCAAGCCAAGCAACGAGTGCCAAAGTTGTTGCCAACAAACTCCTGAATATGATTCTGCATCCAGAAAATATCATCCTTGTCCCTTTCCTTTGTCTTTAATATGTTACGTTTAACAGCACCAATTGGCTTTATTCGCGGTACCTTTTCCCCTCGTACCTTAGCATCCTTAATTTTCCTGGCCGCCTCGATTTGTTTATTAATATCTTTTAATCCATGTAGTTCCTTTATTTGTTGTTGGTTAATAAGTCCACTAGCCGCTGCTTTACGTATTGGTTCAGGTAACTCTAACAACATGTAACGAATGTTAACCCATGTTGAACTTTTGCCTAGCTCTTGAGCGACCTCACCAACACTCATTCCCGATAGTTTCAAACGTTCAAGGGCACTTGCTTCTTGCATAATATTCAAATCCTTACGGTGAAGATTCTCACCTAGGTTCAATATTAATGCCTGGCTTTCAGTTAAATTATTATTTAAAACAGCTGGTATTGTTTCACGTTTCAATACCTTAAAAGCCATGTGTCGGCGATGGCCACAAATAATCCGATATTTAAATTTCTCGGGCTTATATTCATTGTATAATTGAGCAACGATTGGTTGTTGTAATCCATGTGCCTCAATATCTTTAACAAGGTCAATGACATCGATTGGTGCTATTGCATCGCCCCTGCAATTAAATAAGCAGTCGGCAAACAATTCTGACATAGGTAACATAACAATTTCACTAACGTCCATTTATTTTATCCTTCTATTATTAGCTTGTTCCTTGGGCGTTGCCCAAGTACAATTTTCTGAGCAATAATTACCATTATTATCGATACGATCTAGTGTCATACCTTCTGGTGGTTCTCCCATATCTAAAAGAAAATTTAAAAAGCCATCTTTACCTTGCCAATCATCGCAAACTGTTATCCCACGACCACCATAATCAGCATAATGTAATTGATTTTTATCATAACATCTTTGTTTCATAGAAGCCCAAATAATATATATTTTAGTTTTAGAATAACCATGTTTAAATTTTCCAGATTTACCACAAAGATTACATCTTCTTGTGTGACCTCTAGATACATTAGTGATTGTGGTATCAAATGTTCTTTTACAAATTGGACAAATATATGTAGCAAATGTATTTTTACCTTTCATAAATTCGCTACGAGGAACCATTTGTGGCACCGTATTCAACATAATCATCTCTTCTTATATTTTCATATTCCTGAACTGCTTGTCTAAATTTCCCTAAAGACATTGCTAATAAATCTGCTTTCGCATTTAGATTATCTAATACGTATTGATCTGAGTCAAGATGTATTGCATCAATGATCGTGGCTCCTCTGTTAACATCCATTCCAGGACGATGAATACGATTGATAAGTTGAACGCGATCATCGAAATTAAATGTGTTTGAATAGCAAAAGAGACTTGGTGACGCTGTTAGAGTTAACCCCGTACCCGCTGCCCCACCTTGAGCTATGAAAGCTACTCGATCATCAAAGTTCTTGTTCTGAAATCGCTCTAACATATCTTCTTTTGACATGCTTATTTGAACAAATTCTCCTAAATCAGCATCCACTTGGGCACTGAAATATTTCCAACCTCTGCCATCAGCTTGAATAACACTCCATTTCTCTTTTAAAGCGATCCTGACACAGCGATCAACGCTCGCTTGAAAGCCAGCATAAGTAACGAATCGTGCAACGTCCTCGTGTTCCTCTAACAAATTAATCAACAAATTATCTTTCGGACAAGCGATCTCTGTATAAAGACGTCGCATCTTAGGCGTTGTACATTCGCCATCGCAATTAGGACATGTAACTTCTAACGAGCGTACGGCTTTCATTTCATAATCATCGCCTTCTGTCTCGGTTATGTTATATTTACCAGAGCCTTTACAAAGTTCGCAAGTCTCTCGCTCCCCGGTTTCTTCTTCTTTGTACTGGAAACCATCGGACAACTCACGTAGCTTCATTAAAGCTGTGACTGTCCGTGGAGTCGTATCAACAATCATTTTCGCCGCTCTAACTATTAGGTCACTTGGCTCAAGCTTTATTACCTTGTATTGAAGTTCGGGTAAATGTTTTAATACATCTTTCTTAAACATAACAATGTTCAGCCCTTGCATTCTCTGATATAGTTGCTCTACTTCATTAATACTTTTCGTGAAAACATGACCACTTGTTAGATCACCATGATCCTCTTTCAGCTTACCGCACATTGAACACTTATTCTCATTATCTCTCCAAGCTTCTACCTTAGTATATACTTGATTTGATGCACTTGTTTGTTCGCTCATAACAGCTAATCGGGTACGAAATTTATACCAATCGCCTTCACGCAAGAAGCCTGGACATGCTACCTCACATAAATGCCACCAATCACATGGATCTTTAGGTGCTGGTGCACCGGACATCAATCCTATGAACGCCTCATCCTTGAGCTTGGTACGCATGGCTTCTGTTAACTTATCAGCCATCTCTGACACTTGACTATTATTACTTTTGATTTTCTGTGCTTCATCAAAGATCAAGGCTTCTGGAACATATAATTCGTTCTTTTTAACGAGTTCCCTGAACGTACTATATGTTAGAAATAACACATGGTCCTTGAGCGGACTTTTCCATTTCTTGAATTCCAGTTTCACGGCTGCTATCGAACTACCCGTTCCTACCCAAATAATACTAGTATAACCGGAATACTCCAAAGCCTCGATCATGGACAGCGTTTTTCCGACACCCATTTCGCCAGAGATAATAGCTTGTATACGTGTTATTTGATGCCAGAACATTATCTCCTGATGTGGCATTAATATGTCACGTTTAGGCTTAGCCTTAATTAATGGACGATCGTATTGTTCATAGGGATTCTTACCAGCGAGAAATGATATTTGGAATCTGTTACGTGCGTTATCTGGTACACTCCATATTTTACGTGGGTTCTTTTCATCGTAGCCGTGCCAACGGCGACCAGCCATCTGCTGTACTTCTTTTAACAAATCCTTGCTGTAAGGGAAAGCTAAATACAACCTACCACTCTCAGCAGTAATATCAACTGGCACCATGTACTTGCCAGCACGCATTTGTACTATCATGCCGCCTCCACTTCGGTCCAGCTACCGTCAGCTTCTAAATAATAAAAAGTATTATTCTCGAATTTAATAACATCGAATTCGCATAACCCTACTTGCTCTAACCATTCTTCTTGATATTCAACGTATTGTAAGAAGTAGCCGTTTTGATATACGAGGTACATTAACCGATCTCCACTTCGCCCCATTGTGCATTTTCATCTAGTTCATAAAAGGCATTATCTTCAAATTTATAAACAGACATTACACCATCTTCTACTGCTTGTTCCCATTCTTTGTTATAATCAGCGTATTGAACCACGTCACCAAATTCATTAATAGTTAAAAACATCACTTCTTCTCCAACAAAAAGGTATAGTCCTGTTGCATTTTCTTTTTGTAGTTTTCAAAGATAAAAGTCAATCCTCGCTCTCTTTCAAGAATCAACATTATTCTATCGAACAGGTATCGTGTTTCATGTTTGAATTGCCAATCTCTAGCGATATTATTAACAATAGTTTGATACCAAGCATTTAAAGAACCAGTAGCGATTATTAATAATATGCCATCAGGTAAATCCTTTTTAATAGTTGTAATATTGTTAGGGTTGAATTCCTCCCATGTTTCTTTGTTACAAGCTATGAAGAACTGGTAGCTGAGATACTCCATGAACATAGGTTGCATGTTTCTTAGAACAGCTAATGGGTTCTTTATATTCCATCCAAAGTACGCTGCTACATTTAACAAAATAAGTGCGTCATCGGAGAAGTCAACGGGTAAGCTATTTATATCAATATCAGGACGAAGGTTCAAAACCTTGTCCATCGTTGCCCTGAACGATGGCCAATCGTATTGTGTTACACCTAACAATCCTACTTCTGGTGTCATAAATGTTTAGCTCTCGCGTGGTCGGTCATGATTTCAACTCCTCTGGAATCTTAGGGATCGGACCATACCACAACATAGAAGCTGCACCATGCCAATTAGCGATTCGCACAGCTGAAAGCCCATTACCACCCATGCATAATTTCCCTTCGATCAAAAACAGATACTCTTTAATAACATGGCCAGACGGTGGATTGTTCCGCAAGTAAATGCCGGGCTTTGATGGAACCTTTGTTACCCATTCAAGTGCATGATCGCTCATGGTACATATCTCATTTTCACTGCAAATGAGCTACAGGAGCAAGAGCCTGTACGTTGGTCAGACGTACAGGCAAAGGTAGCCCTAGCTGACCCTAGTACACCCACTACCTACATCCTCTGCCTAAACAAAAACTAAAAGGTGCTGCTAACACCCGTACAACGGTCGCTCGACGTTCAACTCGGCGAGCACGTCCGTAGGAACGTTCACCACCAAAAGCTTCCGATGTACCACACAAAAGCAAAGCAACAATTAACAAACGTTTCATCGTACTCTCCCACTTGTGTCCGCTTCAGCCAATTCAACTTCAGTATCAATTGGATTAGCGAACTTAGTTGCATGGACCTTTTTGATCTCCTCCAAATCGGGGAGTTCAATAGGTGCATCACATTTCAACGCTTCGACACCATGCCACCCACCCCATTCCTTAGATGGGATTAGTTTTGCTTTCAAAGTAACAGCTTTCTGAACATGCGACTTTACGTTCTCACTTTCTCGTCGCAACGTGGGATTGCCCATAAGGAATAAAGCAAATTGTTTGACACTCGGTATCCAAAGTAAATACTCAAGACCGAACATGTAACCTTTAACTTTTGCCTGCCCTTTCTCCTTCACTTTGATAAAATTATCCTTGGTAGGATCGTAATAACTAATCGGCCTTTCCTCAGCTACCATGATACAAGCTTTGGGCCGATAGTCAATAACCAATACATCAACCTGTTCCCCAAGATCCAATACTTTTTCTTGGCTAAAGTACAAGCCAAAATGGCCTTGAGGAAACTTTCCCATTTTCACAATCGTAGCAGAGGAACCGTAAATACGTAAGGCAGGTAGATAATCACCTGACTTCGTAAGCTCTGATAGAGCTTTCTCCTGTTCCTCTGTACGCTGTGCGATACCCAATTCGTTAACATTAATAAGTGTGTCTGACATTTTGCGTTCCTTGATGATGGTTGGTTAAATGATTGTTACACTTTGGCTGTTTGAAGCTCATCGGCCTCCTTCTTCAATGTAGCAGCCTTGGCAGCAGCTTCCTCGGCACGCTTACGTGTCCGTTCAACCTTGGCCTTTTCCTGTTGACGAGCACGCTCTGCCTTGCGTTCCTCGTCCTTCGCACGCTGCAAATCAGCTGAGTTAGGATCGAGATTCAATACCCACTTCAGTGCCATCTTAAAGGCATCAAGAGTTGTGGGACAATCCTTGATAAGATTAATACCAATTGCACCCTGGTCAAGTTCAGCGATAATTTCCGAGCGACCTCGGAGAATAGCGATCGGCTGAAACGATTCCTCAGGTGCATCCTTACCCTTACGCTTTGCATCACGCAGTTCCTTAATGCGTGCGTTAACAGTTGGTGCGAACTGTTGAGGAGGCATAGCGATAGCACGATCGACGAAAGCAGGCTGATCTTCGGGGGGTAGCTTAGCAAGGGCATAAGCATTACTCAGCTTGATATGGCCACTATCGACGAGCTTCGCAACATCATCTGTTAGCCTTAACAGACCAAGACGTTCGCTTAACCAACTAGTGGTCTTAGCTAACTGTGTTGCCAATTCCTCACGAGAAAGCAAAGGATTGCTTTCAATGATACTCAGGATAGCTTTGCTGTATTCCACAGGTTTGGTTTCAACCTTGTGAACATTAGCAATAATCTGAGCTTCTAGCAACTTTCCTTCTTCGATCTCAATAACGTGACAGGGAATGGTTTCCTTACCAGCGTCCTTTGAACTGTTAAGACGTTGCAAACCATCGACCAAACCATAAATGGTTTGTCCAGCTTCGTTCCTTAGTTCGCGAACCGTTATAGGGTTCATAACACCCTTCATACGGATACTTTCTACCAATCCCTGGTACGCTTCAGCCTTTCTATCTACCTTACGTAGACTTTCATCTGGTTCATAAATCTCAGAGATGTTGATATGCTTCAAAGTAGTTTCTTTAGCCATTTTGTCTAACCTTATGTTAAAATAAGCATCCCTAAATATTAGGTACAATGTTATTTATAACCAATGAACCTACTCCCTTCATTTTGTTAACTGTTTTAATTAACATAACAAAAAATTTGGCCGTACCATACTATACGCTGTTTCCGGCCAATTATTCACTGACCTACTTGACCACGGCTACCATTTCCTCTCCACATAATCATTCAATGACCATTTTATTTTCATGGCTCAAGGATAGGATCATAGTCAAGTCGGTCAGTGAATAATTGACCAGAAACAGCGTATACTAGTTCACCATACCCTATCATTATTTTGTTATGTTAAATGGAATGATTAACAATGTTGAAATCAGAGGCAATAAAGAATCTTTTGCTAAAACTAACACATTCGGACCTATCAAAATTATATAATATTAACATGGAAGTGCAGGTTAATGTCGCACAAGATAATGGCTCACGTACCAGCGGAGAATATCAAGGCGTTCATTGGCACGGCTGGACAGATGGTAATGAAACATGGAAAAGCTTTCGCATACCATATAACGCAGCAACTAAGCCAGAGTACATTGATAAAGATATAAGATTCAATTTAGCCTTACATGCGGAAGGTATAGGCTTAACGGGTTGGGATTGGTATAATAAACGATCCATGTGGGTAGCATTTGATTTCGATAGTATTATCAGTCACAAGCAAGGTCTAACAACTCAGGAATTATTAATAATACAAGATCAGGCTGCAAAAGTACCATACTTAACAGTTCGCAAATCAACTAGTGGTAACGGTATACATTTCTATATCTTCTTCGATGAGATTATTTATACTGCTAATCATAACGAACATCAAGCCCTCGCACGAGCGGTCTTAGGACAATTGGCCGCTGAAACAGGTTACGACTTCAGTAACAGTGTAGACGTTTGCGGCGGCAACATGTGGATATGGCATCGTAAGATGTCCATTGAAAACGGTGGATTAAAATTAATAAAACAAGGTGACATGTTACAGAAGGTGCCCATCAATTGGCGGGATCATATTAAAGTTATCACGGGTGCCAGACGTAAGAACATGCCTCAAGTAATTGAGGAACAGAGCGATGCTGATAAAGCGTTCATGGAATTGGTCGGCCAATATGTACATGAACCATTGGACGATGCACACAAACAATTAATTGATTATCTTAAACAAACTGATGCTGTTTGGTGGTGGGATCAAGATAATTACATGCTTGTAACGCATACTGTTCACTTGAAAGATGCACATGAGGCCCTTAACTTTCGCGGTATTTTTAACACTGCTAGCAGTCATACTTCCCCTCACAATTGCTTTGCATTTCCTCTTCGCCGTGGGGGGTGGGTTGTACGACGTTTTACGCGAGGGGTTAAGGAACATGAATCTTGGGATCAAGATAGTGGTTCTGGGTGGACTCGTACTTTCTTTAACACTGATCCTACTCTTGCTACTGCTAGTAGGAACTTTTCGGGCGTAGAACATCCATCGGGCGGATATGTCTTTCGCATGTCAGAGAACGCTCAAAAGGCTTCATTAGCACTAGGTGCGGATTTAGCGTTACCACATTCAGCTTTATCAAGACCATCTAAATTAAAAACTCATAAAGATGGCAGATTAATTGTTGAAATTGAAAAGGATTCACTTGATGCTCCTAAAGACTTCATGGGCTGGTTAATGGATGGCAATAAATGGAAACGTATTTTTAACACTTATGTTGATAACAAATTAGATCAACCAGAGCAACATAGTTACGATGATCTCGTTAGACATATCACTACAGAGGACGCTATTGATTGTGGTTGGGTTGTTAAGAGTGATGGAGTATGGGTCGAAGAACCATTAACACATGTGAAATTAGCATTGCGTTCGCTTGGTCTAGCTGATAGGGATACAAGTGCTGTCCTCGGTGATAATATATTCAAACGATGGACTATTGTTAACAAACCCTTCCAGCTTGAATATCCTGGTGATCGTCAATGGAATAGAAACGCTTGTCAATTTAATTACATACCTAGTAAAGAAGATATTTTACATTATCCCACATGGAAGAAAATATTAACACATGTAGGAGAATCGTTAACCCCAGCACTAATTGAGTTCCCTTGGGCTAAAAATAACGGAATATTAACAGGGTATGATTATCTCAAATGCTGGATCGCTAGCGTCTTTCAACATCCACATGAACCATTACCTTATCTCTTTCTCTTCGGTCCAGAGAGCAGCGGTAAAAGTATTTTTCACGAAGCACTTAGTTTGTTAATTACTCAAGATGGCTACGCGGACGGTAAAACATCGCTCCAGTCACAGCAAACATTTAACGGGGAATTGAAAGGCGCGATACTATGCTTCATCGAGGAGATAAATTTATCACAGCGTAATAGCGTTGCATACACGCGTATCAAGGAATGGGTAACAGGTACGATGTTAAATGTACACCCTAAAGGGGGTACGCCCTATCTTGTTAAAAATAGCACTCATTGGATACAGTGTGGTAATGATATTACTTTTTGTCCTATTTTCCCAGGTGATACGCGCATTACAGTTATACATGTTAGAGCTATACCAAAAGAGCATTGGGAAAACAAGAACGATCTCTTTGTTAAATTAAGAAAAGAAGCACCCGATTTCCTAGGTGAGGTATTAAAGTTAGAATTACCAAAATCCTCAGATCGCTTGAATATTCCTGTTATTAATACCAGTGAGAAGATTTTAATACAAAAGCAGAATCAGAATGCTTTAGAGGAATTCCTCTCCGAACGATGTTTCCATGCACCTGGATATAAGATCAAATTCTCTGACTTCTATGAACAATTCACTGAAACCTTTCTCGATCCAACAGAAGTATCTAGTTGGAACAAGCGTATGATTGGACGATCGTTACAATTACCATTTGTTAAAGGAAGGAATCCACCCGATGGTCAATACTACATAGGAAATATTTCGTTTGAAGAAGTCAAAGAAGTGCGTTTACCTTTTACTGTTATTGATAACAAACTAGTTGCTAATGAGGATGCAAAATGATTCGTGTTAGTAAAAATTATTGGGTGAATATAGATCAAATGATGGATGTATGCGTAGATGAAAAGGAAATGGTTATAACTACAGTTGTGCAAGAATGTTTTATTGTTGAAGAAGAATATCTGGATTCTGTTTGTGCGGCTCTTAACATTAACCCTTTGGATGTAAGGAAACTACTGAATGCGAATGATAAGCAGAATGAGGGTCCGTTGCTTTAGTATACCATTAGGATTGCAAACCCTAATAATGAGTCTAACAATTAAAGGAATTGATAAATACGAAATAGTGACATATGTTCGTGATTGGTTGGATTGTCCACAGAACGATGCAATACGTGTTGTAGAAAGTGTTATAGGAGTATGTTTTAATGATTAAACAGGTATATTATGTTATAGGTATCACTTGTGCTGGCAAGGACTTTTTCATTGAAAGTGCTTTGAGAAAATACCCTGATGTTTTCGGTGCTTGTCAAGTAGGTAAAGAGTTTCGTAAAAGATATCCACCAGAATATTTTCAGGGACAAGGGGCACCTGAACACACAGAACGTGAAGCGATGGAGATTTTCAAGGGACAAATGACCGCGGCAGATGATGCTGGTAAAAAAATTGTCCTAGTGTCTGGTCAACCACGTAGACCTAGTCAAGTAGAATTATGTTTAAATTATAAATGGGGTGAAGTAATTTGGGTACATGCGTCAGATGAGATAATATTATTAAGAATACGGGATAGATTTAGAGATGACCCAGCAGGTTATAATTTAGCAATACAACGTGTTATAAATGATAAAATTATGTATTATGATGTTTTATATGAACTAAATAAACGCAGCATGAAAATACTTACGTTTGATACACAAAATCACTCTATTGATAATTTAATTTTCCTTTTAAAGGACAAACATGAAACACCTAAATAGTAATATTCTCTGTGCAGTAGCAATTCGTACGACCGGCCCTGTACCAGGGAAACATAAATTGTTAGAAATAGCAATCATACCACTTACAGGAGATTGTAAAGTCAGTAGAGAACATATGCTTTTTAATATTCTTTTTAAGCCTGATGAATTGGATGTCAGGCGAGCGGAGTATAATTTGGATAATGATTTGGTTTTAAAATGTTTGGCCAATGGCTTTGAGTACAACGATGGGGCCGAACTATTTGAAAAATGGTTAAAGAAACTTGAACTGCGATTCTTTAAGAAAATAACAGTTTTATGCCACAATTGGGCATTCAAGAGACCATTTCTTGTAGATTGGTTGCAACCTGCTGGCTTCGACTTAGCTTTCAATGAGGATTATCGCGACCCACAAGCTTGTGGATTATTTGTCAATGATCGCTTTGATGTTAGAAATGAGCCATATCCATTTGCTAAAGTCAGGCTTAGTTATATGTGTGCAACGCACAAATTGGAATACGCCTCAAGACTTCCAACAGTCATTGATGAATGCGACGCATGTATAAAGCTTTACCGTTCCCTTATACATACACAGAACTTTTAACATGGGTTGTGCCAACTTGGTGGTGGCTCATGACATATACAATCTTCACAAGGTGGAAAATTACTAGTAACTGGATCGCTAAGTGAAAAACTTTTATTTATTTCCCAAGATGGAAAAGTAATATCGTCCTGTGTAAAAGGCTTATTAGGACTATTTGGACTTAGGTCTGTAAAATCAGCCCCAGTTGGTTGTGCAGGAGCAATCAAATCTGCTCCAGCAGACCAGGAGCTTTTATTCATATCAGATATTATAGGAAATATTCCAGGTGACCCGCTATAGCAAGCAAAGCCTACTTTGCTTAATACTTGTGGAGTACCTATACTGTCCTCTTGTATAGGATCATCTGGAGGGCCTGGGGTAACTTGTTTACGGTATGATTGAAAACGTGCAGTACGTGAAACAAGAAAATATTCCTTCATTTCATAGCCAGGACAATATGGATGATTAAAAACTGGTGGGACAATAAATGCACAATCACCAGTGGCTTGTGGTGTAAAAATTGCTATTGTTAATGAACTACTAAAAGTCCACTCTTCAACAATAATATGTAATGTTGTTATGGGTGTATATTTTATAAAATTTTTAGCAATTGTGCTTGATACAGTATAAGTTGGCCTCATACCATCTAATTTAAATCTTGATGGCGCACCGGATTCTGCTCCTGAAGCAGTAATACCAATATTAAAATTAGGACTGTACCTAGCACCACAGTTACAATTACAACCTACTGTTGGAAAAATCGCTTTTAAAGGCATCCTTAAACAATTACCCTTGACCATAAACAATTTGCCATCTTTTTCACAAATTTCTACAGCTATAATTTCATCATCATCGAATTCATGTGGTTGAAAAGTTTCTTCCGCGTTTATCACTCCGATGAAAGTATCACGGCGATTACCAAAAGAGCTATCATTCACTATTGGAAGCCAAGAACGTTCGGCCCAGCTACCATCTATAATGCCAGCTGGGGTCATACGTAAATGGTAATCATTTGGCCCATTACGTTTTAAATAGACCAAACGAAACGGATAACCCGCCTTTATAAATTCACAAGCTTGAGACAGTGTACTGGGTGTCATTAGAGCCACACTGGATTCTGCATTGTCCACTCGAACTTATCACCATTTATTCCAGTTTGTGCAACACCGTTTATTTTTAATGTATTATTCTTAGCAACTAAGCACCATGTATCCGGCGGTATTTCCTCGAATTCTGCCAATTGCAATTGTTTAACTATGCGTCTCAAAGGTACATCACTCAAACTCTTAGTATAGACATCTACATTATACAATTTCTCAGATGCTTGATTAACACTAATAATTTTACCAGGGAACACGGCCCCCACGAAACCATCATCTGGTTGCTGGGGTTGAGCTAGATTAACACCGTAGTTATCATAACCATAAGTGTATTTCGGCTCCTCACCTAGACCGAACGTGCGAACAAAGAACTGTGGTTCAGGTTTCCTATCATCTAGATCACTTGGTGTTAATTCGCCGTAATCTCGACGCTGGTCCCTGATACCTTGGTCAATATAATTTTGAATAGTTATCATCTTTATGAGGGCTTTTTCCTCATCCGTTAAAGCTATCGAGCCTTCAACATCGGCACCTGGACCTGCTCCACCAGCATAATCTTCTATTAAATCTTTGTTAGTAGGAAAGAATTTATCAGTTAGAACGCGGCTCGGCCAACCGAAATCATAAGGTGTCATTTCACCGAATCGGACCGGGACCCAACATGATAATTTTAACAGATTATCATTTGTTTGATATGTCACATCTGTAATGAGGCATTTGATCGGGTGATCGGAAAGGTAGGTCTCTAGGAAATCGAACCTAATTGTATCAAATACCTCAAGAAAAATCTTTGAGGGATATGTTTCAAAAGTGAAACGTTTCCATACATTTGCTAAACGTATTAACCAGAATGTAGCGGACTTGACAACTAATTGTGACATATTATAAATATAAAAATCGATCTCGCGTTCACGTACCCCGTACCGTTTGATATTATAACGTAGAACTATTTTATTTGGATCATCGATCGCTAGATTACTTTTCCATGTAGCAGTGAGCTTTGTTACTAGTTCCTCTGTTTGAGTGGTCTCCAGAACAGCGGATCCAGCATCAATATCACTCTCTGTTATTGTATCTACTTCATCCACTTCATTAGAGAGATATTTAATATAAAAGACATTATTATTAAGCCATATGGCACAGCGTGCTTGGAACGCTATTTCCTCCAACGTTGTTAAAATGTTCTTTCTACCCGGCATCATGAAATGCGATGGATAGTTATCAATTTGACCCTTAACTTGTAAAAAGCTTATTGGGTCATAGGTTAAATCAGTATACGTATTAATCAACCATATCATTATATCGATCGTATTAGGTCCAATCGAACTTTGCAATGTAACATAAATATCATCGCTCAGGCTTTCATCGCGACTGCTAGGTGGCTTACTGAATTCAATGAAAACAAATTTGTAAGGACCACTATCCACTTTCTTTATAGTATACCAAGCACTAGGTAATGTTACTAATACCTGACCTTTTTCCGTTTCGCGGAACGCTTGAACAGAGAGCACTGTAGAATCTATAATATTACAAACATACATTATTGTCTTATTAGACAATAATGTTATAGTTGTTCCGGCCTCAACAAATGTGAAACCAAATGGCTCATTGAAATTATCATCGAACTCCGTTAATATCGTACTATTAATAGTGAACGTGTTACCATTTAATACACCGCCTAGTTCGACATCACCTATTCTAACTGTTATCGGTACCCCTTGTGGGAAGCCTGTTGTATCAAGAATGTTAATTGTACCATTACTATTTGACTCTTGGTCTAGTTCGATTTCCCTTAACCCAGCTAGATCACCTTCTCCTCTAGAGATCTCCGCCCCTATTTGATTCAGATAACCTTGAATTTGTAAAGCTAATGCTGCTGCTTGTTCACGTATTTCTTCTGTATCGCCAAAATCAGCAGTGAACTCCGCTTGAAGCAAAGCTAAAGCATAGATATTAAATAAAGCACTTAAATCTTCTACTTGATGCCGACCTTTAATAATAGCTTTACTTAGTGTCGGATCTTTAACACCTAGATCCTCAGCCGTTTGGGTTGTTGGTACATCTTGTAATCTCACAGCTGGAACATTCTGCACTTTGCCAAAAACCAACGGCCAAGGAACACCGACCAAGTTATCGGGTAAAAAGGGGAAATTTCCCTCCTCAGGTGAGAAGCCCACTTCCTTATCAGCGAGCTTACTTATGACCGCAAAAGATAGCGTTCGATCACCTTCGCTCCAGCGTATTGGACTTGATATTTCGCCCTCGAATAATTTAAGTCGTTCAGTGAGCGGTAGACCAGAGAACCATTGATACAGAATCACCTTTTTACCATGAATATCTATTCTGTTAATTATATCTTTTAGTTCACCATCTGTATCATCTAACGTTACATTTATAGTTTGTGTTTGACTCTCACTATCTAATTTCACTGTTGCTTCTAAGTCAGATAGCTCTAATATTGTACCAAAGACATTTAGTTCACCAGGAACATCTTTATCACCATAAAGCAGAAACGGACCGTTAGTAACCCATTGAATCTCTAAGAGATTCACTGGTTCAATACCTAAAGTATTGATAATATTAGCAACGGCTGGCGTAAGTATTTTCATGCTTTTTTCAATTCAATATCCTTAGCCTCTGCTGCATGTTTCTCTAAAAATGTAATCTTCTCCTCGCAAGCTTTAACTAATGCTTGTGTAACCTCATCATTTGGATTGTATTGAAGGTTAACTCTTAGTGAAGTCATATATAATCTAAGTTGAAAAAGCGCTCCGCTATTAACTGAAGCATGGGTTTCTTTCCCTACCTTCTCTACTGCATCAACTTTGGTCTTTACTTTCACAGTCAAATAGCCGAAGTAGGCAATCGCAATGGTCGTTATAGCTGTTACAACCAGTTGCCAAATCTGTAAATACTCACTCATCATTCATCTCCTCCATTTCGACAATTTTACCACTTAACTCGTGTTGACAATCACCACAGTATTCTATTTTTCCATTTCTAATGAAATAATGGCAAATAGTAGTTTGTTCAGTATAATGTCTAACAGAGGGATTCAATGTTGGATTGTTAATATCACCATTAAAGGCCCAGCGTTCTGCTGGCACAGAATGATCGTGTTTACAACCTGGACATTTATACCTAACATAGCCGTTAGTTTCTATTTTCACTTTAGCCATATTTAGTCCCTTATAACATCAGCGAAAAGACCAGCACTAACATTTATGTTTGCATAAATGCCTGGACCCATTTGTTTAACATCTGGTACAACTCTCGCTGAAACATTTATTGCAGCTTGTAAGCCGCCACTGTCCACTGTACCCTCGAACTCTATAGTCATAACACTCCCTGAACGACGCTCCTCGTTCAAGAGCGTTGCAGGTGTTAAAATTATCCCTCGCCACTGTCTACTTTCAAAGTCCAATAATCCTATTTCCTTACCAATAGTTAATTGTAAAAAGCTTAACAAAGCTTGCTTTTCGCTTTCTTTTAATATCTCAAAGCTGTAAATTAATCGTTGTGCTTTAGGCCAGATGTTATATCTAAAAATTTTAAGTGTGCCACCACGTGTTTTTCTATTTATGCGACGGAATTCCAATTGCTCTGTATCATCGAAAATGGGATTGCGTAATTGAAGTATTAGCGTTGGTAGAACATATGGATAAGTCAAAATTATTCCTGACCTAGGTGTAATGATCGGATCAATCATTGATGGTGCCGAAGGCCCAGCACCTACACCAGGATCATAATTACACATGTCACCTAATCTGTAGAAGGTGACTATGTTATCTAGATCAAGCGTACTTGTGACCGCTCGTCCAATAACCCCGTGACCGATAAGACTTTGCGTTAGATTTAATACATTTGAAACGGGATTAGTTATAACACCGCTAACAGCTTGTCTTAATTGTAGAACATGTTTTATTGCTTCAAAAGCACCAGTCCAAGCTACATCGCTCAAATGCAGATGCTGTTGAACAATTAAAGCATGTGTTGGTGCTATTTGCTGGGCTAGAGCGAGATTATGTAATATTGATAAGTTCAGTACCTTTTTTAATGTTACAGCGTACCTTAGACCTTTTCCAGCGAACGCTGCTTCAACGGCTACCGGATCGCTTAAATCTATACCAGTAAGGTCGACCTCCAATGGGTGCAGAATATTTGATACAGCGAATGCTATTTTCGGTTCTTTGGCAGCAACGCTTTGTGTTAAATTTAGCGAACTATTTGCACTTAATACTTTTATACTACTTTTCGCACTATCAACTAACGTTAAAACACTTTCAATACTCCTACGTATACTACTTGTAACATCAACTGATTGAGTAAGAAAAAGTGCATCAATAATTGGTTCAGGTAGAACGCGTTGAGTAAAAACACCATCAGAAAGTGCTAGGGCACTTGTTACACTTCTTTTATATAAATTATTTGTTGCCTGTTGTGTTAAATCTATATCACTAGTAGCCGACACTACCCGACGAATCGTAGTAGTGGCGGTACTAGTTAATACCAGAGTATTATCTGCCGATTCAAACATTAGGCACTAACTGTATATGTTACTTTTAGCTGATCGCCATTCGTAACGGGCACATCACCACTGAAAAGGGCTGTTGCCCACAGAGTGCCAGTTGTACCACTTTTCGTACTGACAGTATTGATAAAGACGCCCTTAACAGTACCAGAACCAGTAATGTTAAAAGTAGCAGCACTACTATTGCTCACGCTTTGACTGGACGCTGCACCACTTCCCCATGCAACGCGTGTTGCTTCATTATAAGTAGTGAACTCGTTCCAGCCAGCATGACTAGACATAGTATCGGCTGCGGCGAGTGCGGTGAAACCGCTATTGTCAATAAGTCCGATGAACCAACTGTTATTAGCAGTTTGAGTTCCGCCATTAAACATGTCGTCAAGAATTTTGTTCTTGCCAACATTAGTAATACCGTTTCGTAATTTCATCCTCCTCTTAACTACACCATCGGCACCAATCAATTCCACTAACAAATCATGCTTTACTCGAACGTTCGGCCTGAACAGGTTCATCAGCTTTTGGAACATTTTGTTCTCCCTCAAAAGGTTTCGTGCATCCACAATTCTCACACCGAGATACTTGTGTTCGTAGTTCGCCGCATTGGCTACATTTCACAGGTTTCTTAACAACTGTCAAACTAACGCTTTGTCCAAGATTCATGCTACTCATGTTAACCTCATTGTGTTTCTACGCAGTTCGCGACGTATTTGATTACCAAGAGTTCTTGCATCTATTTGCTGTGTTTCAGCACCAGTGATATTAATATTTACATCTCCTATATTGGTATTAGTAACAGGTCCGCCAGTGTTCATAGCTTTACTATTCATAGCAACTAACTGAGGTAGGAACTTAGCCGTTGAACGAGAGTTCATAATGAACTCCCTTGGATCAGCTAGAATATGTTGACTATCTTTACCAACTGAACCACCAAAACCCCTGGTGATAAAACCACCCATATTCTGGAATTGAACAGGGTCAAATCTACCCGGTGTGTTCCTATTAAGGAAAGGTATAGAGTTCTGTATAGCTTCTGCCCTTCTAAGAGCTTCCGCTGCACTGTTTGCTGCTGCCTCAAGTCTTTTGAATTGGCTTTCTAAAATATTATTAGTAGTAATGCCAGCATCAATAACTTTAGTATTTAAATCTAAAAGTCCTTTCCCTGTTAACTCTCCACTTTCTAACATTGCTTTCAGACTTTCACGGTTTGTTGTAAATCTCTCAGCAATAGCACTTGATTCAGTAATAAGATTTCTAACCTCGGGTGATACTTCTAACGATTTTTTTATTATTTCTAATCGCTCTTGTTCTTGTCTCAGAGCTTGTGTTTTTATTTCAGAGTTCGCCACTAGTGCTGATAATTTGTTTATTTCAGCATTAAATTGTTCAAATTTCTCTGGTGTTAATCCAGGAAAAATACTACTTGTTTTATCTTTTAATTGAGGAATAACGCGATCTTTAATAAAACTTAGTGCCTGCGATACGCGTTCAATATTTTCAGCTGTCGGTTTTAAATTAGTATCAGCTAACGTTTCGAGAGCAGTTTTAATTTCTGTGAATTTCTGTGCTGCTGCTTCTGCTCTTAACAAACCGGCATCATCACCACCACCTATTACTGGGGCTTTTAATACATCAAATACACCTTGCTCTTTAGCCGCCGCACCAAGTGCTTGAGCTTTAACAATTGTTTGTTCTAAGAATTGATTAAGTTCATCTACTTTGTTCTTTGATACTTCAGCTTGTTTTCCAACTTCAGAAAATTCTCGAATAACTTCATCAGCAGCTTTACCTTGCTCTGCTAGTTGTGCCTGTAATTTAGGATCACGAAATTCGCTTAAATCCTTTTTCCCTGTAGCTTGATCTTTTAGTTTTTGCAAAGCCTCTCGAACTTTAATTTCTTGTTCTAAAAGAAAATTGCCTTGTTTTTGTAAAGGTATTTCCTGCTGACGTTGCTGTACACCTAAATCGCGACCACCAAAAATTTTAAATCGGCCCTGTGCCCCACCACTCTGACCACCTAATTCTGCCAAATTTCTTCGTGCCAAACTAATAGCCAGATTCAAATCCTCTAATCGTTGTTGTTTAGCAATAGTATCAATAGCACCAGTTTTTACTATAAATTGAGCACGTTCACGTTCAGCTAAAGCCAAACGTTCCATCGCTTTATTGTGACTCTTACCATCGCGTTCAATTTCACTTTGTATTTGCTCTAACTTCTGCTTTTTATCCTCAAAATCATCAGTGAACTCTTTAAGTGCCTTTTGTTCTGGTTCACCGAAAACCTTTGTTTGATCAACAAATGCCTCTAATTGTTTTCTGGATTCTAAAAGTTTCTTTTGGGCTATGGCTTGGGCCTCAAATACTTTATTTTCTTTTAATAAAATATCGATACTACGTTCGTCAATTTGATCTGTTAATGCCTTTTGAGCATTAGCCATATCAATAATTTGACTATTAAGGCCAGTTAATACTGCTTGCAATTCTGTGAACTGTTGTTTTATTACTTTGATACCAGAAGTTGCATTGTCAGTCATATTTAACATTTCTTTTTCAAATTTATCTTTCCTTATATCTGATAATTGTTGAAATTTATCGGTAAAAGAGCCGAACTCAAATTCCACATCATTGATTGCTGCGAAATATCGACGTATACCTTCAATAGCACCAAAGACAAGAAGTGCGGGGCCAAGCCTAGTAATAGCGGCACCAACAGCACCTAATGCAATACTGAATCTACTAGCAGCAACTGTACCAGCAGTCATAGCCGCAGCAGCAACTTTTGCTCTAACTGCTAAATTTACTAATTTATTAGCTACTAAGAACTCTATTGCGAAAGTTAATGTATTAATAGATGCTTTAACAACTGTTACTGCTTTAACTGTTACTTCTTCAAAATTAACAATTGCTTTAACAACTTTGGTTCCGATTTCCGCTGTAAAGAAATTTGATAATTCTTTTAATATTTTCTGGAATTTCGTACCATAGTTCTTCTGCATTATCTCAGTAGCTTTATTGGCCTCTTCTGTAGAATTTGTTACTTGTTCTAATGTTGTTTTGTATTGACCAAGAGCATTAACCAAACCCGTGGTACCAATTCGACCACGCAACTCATCCATGATCTCATTAAGAAATGCAGCCGAATCCCCGCTTCTTTTTGATGCTTCTGAGATGCGTTCCAAAACACCAACAAACTTAAATGCTTCAACAGCACTTTGTCCTGATGTAACACCCCACTCTCTAAATAATTCATTCATTTCCTTAGTGGGCTTAGTAAGCTTCTGGAACACTTGACGCAAAAATGTCATCGCTGTGCTAGCATCAGCACCTTGACGTGTTAGAACAGCTAAAGCGGAAAAAACCTCTTGGTAGCTTACACCTAGATCATTACTAAGAATCGTTAGACCACCTAAATCGTTCGCTACATCTTTCAATGTGAAACGACCTAGATCGACAGCTTTAAAGAAGCTGTTCGATATTTCTCTTGAACGATCTTGTGTTAAATTATATGAATTGAGAACAGATGATAAAGCATTAACACCTTCCTGTGTTGAACCAACAGCTATCATAGCAAGACGTTGGGCTTCGGCCATGAAACGAAAAGTTTCAGCACCCTCTGCTATTTGATTTGATAGCACTTCGTATGAGCCAGCGACCGTTTCTAAAAGATCCTTGTTAAAAGTATTAGAAAGTCGGACATTAGCTTGTGACCATTGATCCACGCTCAATGGCATACGTTGTGATATAGTTTGTAATTCCCCGATCTTTATAAGATACTCGCCCGCACGATCAATACCATCACGCATAGCATTTGATATTTCTGCAAATGCACGTGATACTGCTGAACCTATAAGAATACCCCTAACAAGTTGTAAATTATTGAATGCTTTACCTAAACGATTGGTGCTTTTTTGTGCATTTTCCATCGCTTTAGGCATTGCGTTTATTGTTTCGTTTGTATCTACTAAAGCTCCGTTGAGGAATTTCTGTCTGGTTGTAACAATTTGCCCTTCAGCATTTAAGCTCTTAAAGCTTTTTGTTAATCTTATAGGTTGATTAGCGAGATCACTAATAACCTCTTTAGTATTTTCTAATCCATTACTTAATCGTTCAACGGTCCTAATTACTTGTTGACCTTGTGCATTAAAGCTTTTTAATACACTAGTGACTCTTGATATCGGTGCTGGAATATCTGATACTGTTTGTTTTGTTAATTGTAGTACCCCATTTAATTTTGTTTCAGTTGTTGATACTCTTTGACCAGCGGCATTAATAGTATTAAGTGTAGAAACGAATCTATGACCAGCTACACGTGCCTCTTCTGTTCTACTTGTTACTTTAGCTAAACGATCACCAATACGCTCCATTTCCTTAGTGGTTTTCGCACCAGTAATTGGATCAAAAGATACAGTAGTATCTTTAAACGTTGTAGGTCTTGGGCCAACTACTACTGATTTAGTTTGCGATACTACATCATTTAATTTTTCTATAGTTTGAGTTGTTTGTATACCTTGAGCATCTAATTCTTTTAATACCTCGATTTCACGTCTGACAGGTGCTTTGGCCGCTGTTATTTCTGAAACGAAATCTTTAATTACTCCATTTATTTCTTTTATTCTTAATTTTATGTTATTGCCTTGTTCATCTAACCCTTTAAACAAAACAATATTTCTAGTTTTATCATTTAATTTGCCAGCAGCATCACCTAACTTATTTTGCTCTCTAACTAAAGCTTGATATATTTTTAAAAGCTTATTTATATCGCCTAAGCCTTTAATCTCATGAGTAAAGACTTGTGCATTTACGTTAGGAGTAGTCATTAGCCACCTGTCACTTCTCGCTTACCCATGTACTTCTTGAACTTAGGAAAACGTCTCGCTATACTTTTACTATAATTATCATACGAACTAAAAGCTTTTCTAAAAGCTAACCAAGGGGTTGCTGTTTTGAGATTTAACCAATTAGGTGCTTGTTTGCTTTCATTCCAATCTGGATATTTTAACAATTCGTCTCTACTGAACCTGAAATAATAAAAGAAATTTCCACCACGCCGTGTACGCTTAATTTCAAAAGTGCTATGTTCAGCACCTTGGTCAAAGCCTAAAAGAACCTTGTTACCTTTATGTGTGAAATATTTCTTTTTCTGGGCACCTTCCCTGCTACCTTTAATAAGGCCCATAACAACGTTATGACCAACCCTATTACCAAGCTTACGAAAGGTACCACGAGATGTACCAGTATACGTTGGTGTATTATTAACTGCTGTTTTTACCCATTTCTTAATAGCTATTAACTGCTCCTCCTCCATGAATTTTTTAACATCTTCTAAATATTTTATACTTAGAGTAGGTGACTGTAATCTTATTGCGAATCTAATGTTTGGCATTCTACTTCCCTTATACCTTCATAGGAAAGCATTTCAGCTTTCTGCCAATCAGCATTAGCATTATAAACAGCTTCTATACCAGGGGGTAAAATACCGAAACGTTCACAGAATCGCCATATCATATATTTAACAGTACGCCCCTTCGGTAATACTACGCCTCTTGCGGAGGGGCTTCTGCTAAAAAATCTTCTCTCGCTTGTTTAAGCATATCATCATCAAGCGAATTAACTCGTAAACATAGATCAATAATTCTTGATATTTCGTTCTCTGATATATTTGATTCTTTTAATTCATCGATATAAAGATGCCAAGTATCGGGTTTCTGCATATCTACTCTCTCCCACTCCAAATCAGTTGTTGGAGCAAGAGATTTCAGTATGCAGAAATCCAATTTCTTTTTTCCATATATTGTTAAATTTGTACGATAAGTTGGATCAGCTGCATTAGGCTCTTTTATACCTCCAGGTAACATTTTAGTTGGTATTGTAGGTTGTGGACATAATTTGTTAAATTCATCATAACTATCAATAGCTTCTGCTTTGAAAACTATACGATCATTACCACGAGGCAAGACCAATATATCGCTATTACGACCAGTTAATTTCTTACCCTTGTATTTCATATTATTTTCCTATTAAGAAACATCAGCAGCCAAAACACGACGTGCAGCAGCAGTTTTTCGATTGCATCGACCAGAAGTTGCTATAGTACCTTCACGTAGATCGTGATCCAAAGTTTCATAATAATATTCCTCAAATGTTATAATTTCATTTGGTACGGCAGCACAATCTGGTGCATTATGCAATTCCATATCAACACAATACGGCTGACATGGGTCATCAGCACTAGTAACCCAATCATCGGCTTCACCGATCTTTTTCAGAATATCCTCCATTGTGGGAGCATTACTACCAGTTTCTCCAGTAATATATTCCCACGTAGCATCGAGCGATAGATCCATTGGCTCCTCGTCAGCCAATCGAACCGTGTCCAAGATACCACGGTCACGAGTGAATTCCACTGGACGCTTTTCAGAGTAACTAAGAGTGCCTTCACCGATCTTAACCGATGCACTCTTTTGTCCAGCTAGCAAAGTCTTTGCTATAGCGTTCAGCAAACCTGTGCCATCTTCACCCGTAGCAAATGCTACAGTTACCAAAGCATGAGCCGCTGGCAAAGCTTCAATTGCTGCTTTAGCTAAAGCAGCAGTAGTATCTACTGCACTCGCTGTTCTGCCAAGATTAACAACAATATCACGACCAGTTACCACTACTCCTAATACAGCGGTTGTACCACCAGGATCAACAAACGTGATACTAATTTTATCAGTACCAATGTGTTTGCTCTTAGCAGTAAAGACCATGTCCGCTTCAATAGCGGTAAAATCAATTGTGACAGTACCAAGTGTACCGTCGAAGAACTTTATCGTTGTCTCTTTGATGTCAATTTGAGCCATTAGAAATCTCCATTCGGTAGTGACCTTCCACTGTAGCTTGAGCTAAACGAGTATCCTCTTTAACTATTCCAAAATTGTTAATTTCAACACGTTCATTGGTATCAGTTCTAAGTCTCAATGTGCCAACTAGACTTTGGTCATCAAAGAGATAATCACCATATTTAAAAACACAAATTGCATTAGTAAAGGTTTTTGTTATTTGTCCAATTGCTTCCTGCAAATTATAAAGCCTCTGTGCATCCATGTGTGCTTGGACGAGTACATTTATTTCAAAGTCTAGAATGTATTCATATTTCTGTGGTTGGAAAATGAACGGACCATCAATACGAAGCTCATAGAATTCCGCTTCGTCTTGAAAGGTCCGTTCATCCCCTTCCAGGTACATAGGTAGCGAACCTTTGTTCGTTAGAAAATGTTTATTAACTGATGCATGAACCCAACGTACCCAATCAGGATGTTTTTCTTCCGGCAATAATTCGATAATAGTGCCATGTAATAATTGCATGGTATTGCTTGCAGAATGTCTAATAATAGCAGCCATTAGACGTTCTCCACCAGTGATTGAGTGAATACTAAAGTATTCGATGCTTCTCTAGTCAATCTATCAACCACTACAGCACTAGCTTCATCTGTTAGAATTAATCCAGACAAACGTGTTACTATTCTTGTTACTTCTTGGCCACGTACTTTGCGGCCCAATAATTCATAACCGAAATTATTTTCAAATGTATTTACTTCTTTTATATCATAGCGTGCATTGTTAAAAACGAAATAATCCTCTATTTTAGGAACGTGTGCTTTTAAGTCTCTCGGATCAAGAATCACCCGCCTATCTTCAGGATCGAAAAAACCACCCATTGTGAAATCTTTGTTTGCTGATAAATAAGCTATATCATAAACAAAAGATCGAAATGTTCGTGCGTCTAATACAATTGCCTCTTTGATATTTATAACACGTAATACAGTTGTCTTTAGACCAGTTTCCGGGTCAGTAACATTGGAATCAATAACATGATAAGCGATGGGCAAACCCATACGCCGTTTCAAGCGATATAAAGTATTTCTTATATGTTGCAGTTTCATGGCAATTAACCAATCAAAACAGCACCCAGGTCTGTATCGAGCACCTTGATACCGCACAATAGGTCAACTGTAACCAACACGCCTTGCTGTTCACCATTATAGGTAATGGTTACACGCATACCTACATTGGCCATGCTAGCCACACTCGATAGAGCAAGGCCACGAGGAGCAGCAGCCAGAGGACGACTAACTAGTGCCAAAGCATTCCGATGGAATGCAAAGTTATAGTTAGCAGGCACACCGAAGTTAATCTCAACGTTATCAGCAGCAGCAACTTGCAACGGCTTGTTAAGAGTAATACCAGTGGTATCAGTACCAGTTTCAGTGGTAGCAATAACACTATATACACCAGCGAGAGTAACCGCAGGTGAACCAGGGGTCGCAAATCTTCCAAGGTGCCAACTGGTACAATACCAACAATACCATCAACAACTAGTTCCTTGGAGTATCCGGCGGCGTACCCTGCAGTAAGATTAACAAGACCAACGTCACCAACAGTAACAACAGCATCATCAAGGACTGCTGCACGGAGAGGTGGAGAAATAGTGACATCGATATCCTGCGTAACAAGAGAGCCTAGAGCAGTAATCTCGTGAGGAATAGCATCTCCAGCAATCTTTAGCCACATGCCGACTTTCAAAGCTGAACCACCAGTGTCAACGTGAACGACTGTCGTTCCAGCAGCATAACCACCA